GCGGGGTCAGCCAGTGCTGTGTAGCACTGTTCAGTCCTATTATATTATAGGACGATGCCTTTCACACTAGTAGGAGCGGAGATTCGAAATGATAGTACCTAAAGGACTTACCGAGGGATTTGACACCCGCGGGCTACCCTTTGAGTACGATCCTCGTAATTTTTACGAGTATCAATTCGAAAAACTCCGAGAAAATCCTTCCAGCAATCTCGAATGGTTTTTGTACCGGTATATACCTCATTCGTTGATAAAGAGCTTCGCTTTTGCGATAGACCCTTTATCAAACTTTAAGGTAGCTCCCGGTGTCATTACACCAGCGAACCGCACTAAATATCGAGCTACTGCATCCGTTTTGGATGTCAGGAAACTCGTGTCCGTAACGTACAACACATCTTACCAACAACTGGTTAATTACCAGGGGGTGGGTGGTTGTCGTTCCGTATTTGTTAATGCGGTTACGCCGCACTTCTTAACGTTTACTAACGGTATGAACCGTCAGCAGCCGTTACCAAGTACGCTCGAGGATACCACTAGCCGTACAAGGTTAATGGGAAGTAGTCAAGGTACGATGAAGAAATTCACCGGCTTTACTTATTCCCCACCTCGTGCGGTTATTCGGTATGATGACTTTCGACAGGTTCCTAATGAATCTACGACCCCCGCCACTGATCAATGTATAATCAGGGGTGGTACTTACCAAGTAAGTAGTCATGGGCGTAATGAAACTAGGAGATCTATCGAAGGTGCTGGAGGATTGCTGTCACCACTTACTTATAGTCAACGAAAACTTGCGGAGTTTGCTTATTGTGATCAGCTAATTGCTGATAACATTTTAGGCATGCTCAAAGGTTGGTCTCCCAACAAAAGAGGCTACACCTTGTTCCGTAATATCGTTGAGCTACGTGACATACCCCGATCGATTTCTTCATTAAAGAACTCATTGGAGCAGTTACGTAATCTGTATGTTTCACTTGCTAAGTCTCCATCACTCAGAGAGATTATTTTCAATCTGGGTGGTGCAGCCAAAGCAGTTCCGAGTGAATACTTAAGTTTTCACTTTGGATGGAAACAACTCTATAAGGACGTGGTTGACTTGTTGGAGTTTCCAGAGAAGCACTCTAAGAGGATGAATTTCCTCATTGAGCGTAATGGAAAACCAACAACTTTTCGCTCGAAGCGATCTTTCACTTCTGGCGAATCGGGCGTCTCCGGCTTCGAATATGAAGCATTTGATATCGAACAAAACATTGTTACGACGTCAAGAGTTGAACGGGAATCTGAGTTGCGTTTAGTTATAAACGCTACTTTTGACTTTCCGCTCATCTCAGCTCCATCCTTTCGTCGAAAGGAATTCTTTCGACGAATGGGCGTGATACCAACGCCTACGGATCTATATAACTTAGTTCCGTGGACTTGGTTACTTGATTGGTTCTCAGGTCTGGGTAATTATATCGAAGTGATCGATAATATTAACTCAGACCCGACACTAATCAACTGGGGATTGATTACCTGTGAAACAAAGGGTAATCTAATCACCTCACGTTATTCGAGGACGCGCTGTACTGAAAACATCACGTTTAATGGTTCGACGCAAGTCCTTGAAAGTTACAAGGAATACCGTCATACCTCTAAACTCGATTTCGAATGTCAAATTCGAAAGGATGTCAGTAAAGCCCTTAGTGTGAGACAAACTTCTGATCCGGTAAGTTTATCGGCCTTTCAGAAGTCAATCCTCGGCGCTTTGTTAGCACAAAGGGTCGACTTTTCGAGGTCTACGACATTCCGTCCTAGATCTTAACATTTATACTCACAGGAGACGTTCCCTATGCTTGCAGATCCAGTCACTGTTGCCGCAGCTTCGCCCACTCCCGCTCTCGTCTTGGCAGTTGTCAAGTCGGACGGTTATGGTTCGGAGCGTGTCGATACGGGTGGTAATGGCTACTCGACCATTATCAACCATTCGAAGAATAAGGGCGGCGGAAGCCGCCACTACGTTCAGATGACGAAAGTCGTCGACGCAGTGAATCCTTATTCTGGCCTGACTCAGAAGCAGATTGCTTCAGTCAGTTTCACTATCAACCGGCCGGCGTTCGGCTTCACCGATGCGGAAATTATTGCATTGGCGAAGGCCCTCTCCGACTTCCGGGATGACAGTGAAGTGACAACGGCGCGTCTTGTTCAGTTCCAGTCCTGATATTCTTGAAGGTATTCCAATATGGAAGACCGGGAATACAAGGACACGGAATTGTTCCTAGACACTCTTCTCCGTGCCGGCATCGTCTTTTTAAGTGCCTTCTTAGTGATGGTACTTTTGGGAGGATGCTCAGCGGATAAAGACAGATCACGAGCTATTGATCTGGCTGTTAAGGGATCATATATCCCAGGATCTACAGCCGGGACTCGGAATCAGATACCTCAAGGAGGAACTGATGAAAAGTCCGGTAGTACTCCTACGAGCTCTACTGATTGATATCAGTAGGCTCTGTCCTGGTGTGAAAGGCCTCGATCGAGATCTCATGTCGATCGAGCAGAGGTTCGAAAACGAAGGCTATGGTTTCCTAACCAAAGCTTTACCTTCTTTAGGTGATGCCTTTACACAAGGCATACATTCTGGAAGGTTCGCCTGCCCTGACGGTTTTAAAACTACCGTTGGGGGAACAATCCCGAGAATTTTCTCAGGTATGTTCTGCGAAGTATTCGAGCCGCTCACAGGGGTTCTTAAAGAGGACGCCGACGTTGGCGTCATAAAGTGTCTACGAGAGATGCTTTACCTCTTTAAGAAAACTCAGATGCCTTCTTATGACGAAGATATTCTTCATACTAAGGCTGTTGCTGAGTTTTTCCGATGTGATGAAGTTGCCGGTCAGGTTATTATGCCCGATCGTCAGAATCATCTCATTGGTCTTGTGTCTAGACTGGTTCTAGGGGGAATTAGTTCTGTTCCTCTAGATGAGATCCAGTTTAAACACGGCCCCGGTGCCGTTTTTGAGGGGTTGAACGCTAACCAGAAGTGGTTGGCGTTGACGAATTCCATCAAGAATGAGGAATTCGACATACATTCGTATGGCTATGGAGATTTTGGAATAAATCTCTCCAGCTTGCTGGAGAAGACCATAATCTCCCAGTCGACGGATATATCTACCCTCGAGGATGGAGCTTCTAGCCGTACTGCAAGACTGATCTCGGTGCCGAAAAACTCGACATCGAGACGAACAATTACAGTCGAGCCACTTGTGAACCAATTTGTTCAGCAAGGGCTTAACATTGTACTTCGTGATTATATATCACGGTGTCCAGTGTTAAGTAATTGTCTTGCATTAACCGACCAGAGCAAAAATCAACAACTTGCTCTGGAAGGATCCTATACCGACAATTGGGCAACCATCGATTTGAAATCGGCGTCGGATTTGCTTAGCATCTCGCTAGTCAAATCTGTATTCCGACATCATGGTCCATTCTTGGACCATATGATGAGTTGCCGGTCAACCCATGTTGCGTCTGATGGTAAATCAGTGCAACAATTGGCTAAATTTGCCGGTATGGGAAACGCTCTTACATTTCCGGTGCAGTCTGTTTGCTTTGCGGTAACATGCATTGCAGCCATACTGGATACTTGGGGTTCAAAACCCAACATCTGGAATGTAAGGCGCGCGGCTAGGCTTATTCGCGTTTTCGGCGATGATATCATCGTCGATAGCGAATATGCTCACCAGTGTGTGACCTGGCTTGAGAACGTTGGTCTTAAAATCAACGTTAACAAGAGCTTTCTCAAAGGTAACTTTAGAGAGAGCTGTGGGGTCGATGCGTTCAAAGGAGTCGACGTGACTCCTCTTTACGTTAGAACCCGCCCAGAAGACCAGTCGAAAGAGCCTAATGCCATAGGAGGATTAGTAGCTACCAGTAACCTAGCTTGGTTGCGTGGCCTCTACTCATTCTCCGCCGCGCTTGAGCATGAAGTTGAAGAGAGATTAGGATATTCTCTTCCACTTGTAGCTCAGGAATGCGGTGCACTAGGGTGGCACAGTCGTCTTGACGCCATGAATCCAACTCGTTGGAATCATGACTTACACCAGTTCGAAACTCGAACTCGTGTACTGAAACCGCTGAAAAGGCGGGATCGGTTAGACGGTTATGCTGCACTTCTCAAGTTTTTTCATGTCCCCCTCTTAGGAAGGGGACCTGATCATCTTGATAAGTCTCCTATCCGATTTAAACTTCGGATAGCTTCGACTTGGGTGCCGACTCGCGTCGGTTAAATCTGTATATTGTATATACAGTCAGAGATGGCAACATTCTGGAGGGCCCACCCCCATAGGGGGTGGACAAATCACAAGAAGATTCGAGTGATTATTCCCAACCAGAAAGCTTTTAGGGCGC